AATAATACCAAGGTAAGAAAAAACGAGCGTATAACAAACACAACAGCTCACGTATCAGGTATGATTGATTGGATTGATCAAAGATATAATAAACAAGCTGATAAGCTATCATCAGTAAAAGGAAAGGCTGGAGCAGAAGCTAAAAAACAACGAGTGCTTGCTTTTTTTAGTAAATCTAATCAAAAAAAATTGAAATTAGTGTTCGATTTACAAAATTTTATTGTAGATAGCAAATTAATTATTATAAATAAACTAAACAGTCTTAATAAAATAGGAACATTTGTAAAGACTAAATCCGGATTTAAGGTAACCAACCCCGAAGGTTTTGTTGCCATAGATCGTATGGAAGGTGGAGCAGTTAAACTTGTTGATAGATTAGAATTTTCTACTAACAACTTTAGCAAGGATATAATAAAAGGTTGGGATAGTCCTAACTAATTAATGGGATAACCGAGGATAATGAAGACATTTAAAGAGTATAATACTCAAGACGAAGCCATGACAATGGCTACTCGTATGAAAATGAAAGCTGCGTTTAAAAAGAACAAAGCTAAAATCAAGCTAGGCAAAAAGAAAGCTGCTAAAAAGCTTGCATCTCCAGAAAAACTTAAAGCTCGTGCTGTAAAACAGGCTCGTGAGCTTATTATCAAAAAGATTTTAAAAGGTAAATCCAAAGCTGATTTGGGATTTGCTGCTCGTACAGATTTAGAAAAGAAAGTAGATAAGAAAAAAGGCGCAATAGCTAAGATAGCCAAAAAGATTCTTCCTGCAGTTAAAAAAGCAGATAAGTTAAAACTTAAAAAGAATAAAGAAAAGGCTAAAGAAAAATAAATTATGAAAGTGAACTCATTTAAAGCATATTTGAAAGAAGATAGTGGTGAAGTAGTATTTGCCTTTGGTAGGTTTAATCCACCAACAACTGGGCATGAAAAACTCATGGATGCAGTTAAAAAATTAGCAAGGGGTAGTCAATATAGAATATATCCCTCACAAAGTCAGGATCCAAAAAAGAATCCATTAGACTTTAAATTGAAAGTAAAGTTTTTACGTAAAATGTTTCCTAAGTATGCTAGAAACATAATGTCTGATAAAGGTATAAGAACTGCATTTGATGTGGTTGTTAAACTATATGACCAAGGTTATACTAAAGTAATAATGGTAGCAGGCGAAGATAGAGTAATAGAATTTGAAAAACTTTTAAATAAGTATAATGGCGTCAAAGGTAGACATGGATTTTATCAATTTGAATCTGGTATTATGGTCAAAAGCGCTGGTGCTAGAGATCCAGATGCAGAAGGTGCTACTGGTATGTCAGCATCAAAATTAAGAGCTGCTGCAAATGATAATGATTTATCAACTTTTGCAAAGGGTATGCCTAAAGGTTATAAAGGTGTTGAAGATCTATTTAATGCTGTAAGAGCTGGAATGGGTTTATCTGAATCAAAGAATTTTAGAAAACATGTTCAGTTAGAAAAAGTCTCTGATAGAAGAGAAGAATATGTTGAAGGAAACTTATTTAAAGTTGGTGACGAAGTAGTTATTAAAGAAACTAATGAAGTTTGCGATATTAAAGTCCTAGGTACTAATTATGTTATAGTACAACTAGGAGAAAATAAGAAAAGAGTATGGCTTGATGGTGTTGAAAAGATAGATGAGGCATATGATAAAATGACTGCTAAGCAGAAAAAAGCTCATGATAAACCTAGACCTGATGCTCCGGAAAGTCAACATACAAAGAATTTTAAGAAAAAGTTTGGAGAAATGAAAAGTTTTAAACAATCAATAGAAGAAGCTGATGCAAAAGCAGCTTTAAAGAAAAAAGCTGATAAGTCTGGAATGCCTTATGCTATATTAAAGAAAGTATTCGATAGAGGATATGCAGCTTGGAAAACTAGTCATAGACCAGGAACTAATCCTACACAATGGGGATTAGCAAGAGTTAACTCATTTGCTACTAAAAGCAAAGGAACATGGGGCGGAGCTGATAAAGATCTAGCCGCAAAAGTATAAAGAGGAAATATGAAAAATTTTAAAGATGTTAGAGAAGCTAGAGCACCAAGGATGAAAGGATTGTCTTTGTATGGTTCAGAAATAAATAATATTAAAGCAAAAGATGGCAAATTGTATAGTGCAAAACCAACTATGACCGGTGGTAAGTTAGCTTACAAGGTAATGGATGAATTCGGTGGGTTTGAAACACTTACTCTTAAAAAGTTTGCTGCTAAATTTGGGTAAAAATATGAAAACAATACAAGAAAAATACAACCAAAAATTTCCACCAGAACTCATAGCTAAAGCTGTTAAACTAGCTTTGCTGATGGGTGGTAATATGACTGGAGCATATAAAAAGATTGAAGCTATGAAAAAAGGTTTATCTAAAGATGCCAATGTGCAAAATGCTTTAAGATTAGCCAATGAGTCAAAAACTACTCAATCATTTAAAAATATTGTTTCAGAAACTTGGTCAAAAAATTATGAAGGCCTATGTATGGCTATGAAATTAAATCCAATTCAATCTGAAATCTTAAAAGATTATTTGGATAATGGTCAAATTAAATCACAATATGTAGGTAAAGCTGCTGGTGATTTAAAAGCTAGTAGAATATATGCTGCTAAAAAAGCATATAAAGGTAGTACTACAAATCGTAAAGAAGCTTTATATAATGCTATGAAGCTTAATGTTAAACAAGAAAAAATATTAGACAAGTATATTTCTTCTGGTAAAGTAATTGGTAAATACCATGGATCAATGGCTGGAAGTACTAAAGAAACACAAAAATATGCTGGTATGAAAGACTTTAAAGAACATTATAGTATGATTAATGAAAGAAACTTTAAAGCTACTTTAGATTATGATATGGGTGATCCAAGAGATAATCAAGATGACTGGGAAGACGATGGAGTCTTTATCGATACTTGGGATAGAAGAGAAAACCAATTAGTGGTCACAAGTAGAGATAAAAGAGGTTTAGAAAAATGGTTGGTAGATGTATATGGTTTATCAAAGAAAGAAGTAAAAGGAATGGTTAAATAATGGCAAGAGAATCTCAAATAGATAGATTAGATAGAATAGAAGATAAACTAGATAAATTATCTGATGCTATTATATCTTTAGCTAGAGCTGAAGAAAAGCTCATGGGGCTTGAAAAATTCGTACATCAACAAATGGAAATGTTAGTTGATGGACAAAGAAGGTTAGAACTGGTAGAAAAGCAAGTACAAGGTAATGCTACTACTATAAACATAATCAATAAAATATTTTGGATCGTAATGGCTGCAGCCGCAACCACCGTTACCGGAATGTTGATACTGCAATAAAGGAGAAAACTATGAAATTGCAAGATAAAGAAACTCTAAATGTTGCTGACGCAGTCAAAAACGTTCTAGAGGGTAAGAAACCGGTCCAGGAAATGGATCCAAAGAAACACGTTAAAAAGGATGAAGATTCTGGAATGTTCTGTGTATACAATACAGCAGGCAAGAAAGTAAAAGAATTTAAATCTAAAGACGAAGCAGAAAAATGGGCTGCTGATAACCATGATGACTTAATGTCAGAAGCTGGTGAACCTAAAGCTAAAGGTGAAAAGGATTTTAAAGATAAGCATACAATTAAGAAAACTGGCACTAATGACGATGCTAAAGTAACTAAAGAAGAAATTACTATTACTATCGATGAAGCTAAGTTAAAAGCTGGAAAAGGTAAAGCAACTGTTGATGTCGACTTTATTGGTGACAAAGATGATGCAAAAGCAGCTGAGAAGAAATTCAAGCTTAAAATTAAAATGGGCAGAGGAACTGCTGATATAACTGGCGAAAAGAAAAATATCCTAGCATGGTTATCAAGCGACATGTACGGTATGGATTCAGACGATATTGAAGATCTATTCCCTGAGTTAATGGAAGCTTATCACAGTAAAAAGAAAAAGAAAGAAGAAGGTAATGCCTTTGGAAAAGCTGTAATGGCTGCAAAAGATAAAGGTGATAAAGAATTCATGTTTGCTGGTAAGAAATATAAAGTTGAAGAATATGACAAAGATGTAAAAGAAAATACTTTAGATGAGAAACTAAGTTCTAAACAGAAAAAACTTGTTAAAGATTTAGAAAAAGCTATTAAGAATACAGGAAAATTAATTCAACAAATACCTGATGATCTAGAAGATTCTGATTCATACCAAGAATTAGTTCAAGGTCAAAGTGGCTTAGAAAATGGAATAGATGATTTAGGAGACGATTTAGAAAGTTTAGATGAAATGTCTGCTAAACAGAAAAAGTATCAAGCATTCTTTAATTCAGCTCTTAAGAAGTTTGGTGTTAAATCCCCAGCTGAACTAGAAGGTGATAAGAAAAAAGAATTCTACGATTATGTAGATGCTAATTACGAAGCCGATAACGAGTCAGACTAATGAAAAACTTTAAACAGATTAGAAAAGAACTTATTGAAGGTGTAAAAAACCTTAAGAACTACAAAGATAGAAACCGTAAAGCTGAAGCTATGATGACAGTTAAAGTTGTTAAAGGTAATACCTCTAACAAATTTGATGATGATTTTGGATTTAATCAAGCAGAAATGAATGCTATGGATAAAGTCATCAGTAAAATCAAAGGTATGCATATATCTAGTTTTGATGGTGGCGATTCAGCCCCAGCATCTTTAGAATTTTATGGCGATAAATCTTCACTTGATAAATTTGCAAAAGATTCAAGTATACAAAAGGTTCTTAAGAAATATAAAGCCAAAGTGGATGGTCCTTACATAAACAAATAATTGATAACCGTTGGGTTATAAATAATATTATGAAACAAAATGATAACTTTGACACGTTGACGCGTAAAAACTTTGAACTCTTTGCAGCAAAAAGCTATAACAATCCAGAATGTATGGATATTGAAGAGTTTAAAGATGACCTAAGTCGTTTTAAATATATAAAGCGACTTTTAAGAAGATATGCAGATCATAAAGATTTGCAAGAACGTTTAATATTAAACCATCTTATAGTAATATATAATGTGTTTGGTATTGAAGCAGCAAATAAGATGATTTGGTTTAAAATCGAAAATGAACACTATCATTTTATTAAACCATTCTTGGTATTTTTACATTACTTACCTAACTACGAAAAGGTTGAAATAGGAATGGATAAAGGTATAGTAGAGGTATTAAGGAGCTTATGAATACAAACATAAAAGATTTAGAAAATTTAGAAGAAGGCATTCTTTCTAGAGTAGGTGACATAGCCTATGCTCTAAGGTTTCTAAAATTATTAGTAACTCCTTGGGAAAAGATGAATGCATTTAAATATGGAATCATCGACAAAAAAGGTAAAAAACTAAGAAAGCCCGAACTTCCAATAGAAAAATCAGTATATACAATCTTCCATAGATTAGTCTTTAATATTAAGAGATTACTTAATGTTGCTGGAAGTGGAGTAGCTGGTAAAATAGCCACTTATGCTTCAGCTCTATTTTTAATTAAAGATCATACTGGTATGACTGAAGACGAAATTAAACACGTCCTAGATCAAATGGACGCTACAGATTGGGATCAGTTGCCAGTGAATGAATCCAAATGGTTTCAAAATAAAGACAATCAGCTAAATCCTGGAGAATATACATTAACCAGAGACATTGCATCTCCAATTACTGCTGAGTATATTGGATTAGCTAAATCAAAAGTGGTAGTAAAAGAAGCAACTAATCCCTATGACAATTTCTTAGGATGCGATGTATATAAAGTTATACACAAACTTACTAACCAAGAAGTATTTGTCACAAACCACGACATTACAAGATAATTACAGTATATATAATAATATGGATTTAAAAACATTTAAAATGTGGGAACAAGCAGCAAATTCTGTCGGCGGCGGCGGAGTTTCTATGCCAGCTGATGTATTGCATAGTAAAAAGAAAAAGAAAAATGAGATTGTGAAGCGAGAAAAATTAAAAAATGCGAAAAACTCTTGATTGGTTAAAAAATGCTTGGATATGGATCAAATCATGGTTCATTACATATCACAAAGTAACAGTATCATATAACGCTATCTATGGCGATGCAGATGATCAAGTCTTTGAAAACGTTCCGAAAATAATCACAGAAAAAGAAAAAGTTTTAGTCTTCATAGACGAAGACGGCCGAAGAGTGAAATTCGCTGGTGCGGATGGATTAATGTATAAAATAGAGGAACAAGATTAATGCAACAATTATTAATTGGTGTCATATTAGTACTAGGGTTAAGTGGTTATTGGTTATACCAAGAGAACCAAACTTTAAGTGCAAACAATATGAAGCTTGAAAGCGCGGTTGAAGAACAAAAAGCTGCAATGGAAACAATGAGAGAGTCATACGAGAAACAAGGTAAGGCTCTAATGAACATGAGTAGAGTAAATGCTGAGATAGAAGCTGAGAAGGCTGAATACTTAGCTATATTTGCTAGACATAATTTAGATAATCTTGCATTAAAGAAGCCTGGTCTTATTGAGAATAGATTTAATAAAGCAAGCGAAGCTGTTATGGAGGGACTAGAAAATGATACTAAGAAACTTAATGCTCTTAGCAATCCTAGCAGTAACGACTAGCGGTTGTTCTCTTCTTGGATCTAAGAATATAGAAATAGTCTCTAAACCAATAGAGATAGAGATAATGCAGCCAGACTTACCTCGTGCAGTACAACTTACTGCTCCTAAGTGGTATGTAGTATCAGAAGCAAAGATCACAAACCCATGTAAGATGATAGAAGGTGTCGAGAAAAGACCTAAGGCATGTGACCTAGACCAGAGACAGAACCCAGACTGGCCAGTAGGTTATACATACTTAGATAGGTTCTTAGATGAGATGAAAGATCAAAATAACGGAGAAGTTGTCTTCGTTGCCACTACAGTAGGAGACTATAAAGTAATGGCAGAAGATATGCAAGAACTAAAAAGATATATCAAACAACTTGGTGAAGTAGTAGTATACTATAGAAATGTAACAATAAAAGATAAGCCTGCAATAGGTGCAGCAATTGAGGTGAATAAAGATGGCGACAACTAAAATAAAAGAACAAGAAAACAAATGGGGACGAGCAGTTATAGCTGCTAAGTTGTCTGCCATTGCATATAAAAATGAAAAGGCTGCAGTTGCAGATTGTAAGAAGCTAGGGTTTCCATGGGCTAAATTAATTTCAAAGGATGGAGCTGAAGTATTAGTAGCTAAAGATCGTAATGATATGTGGTTTGCCTTTAGAGGTACTGAACCATCAAAACTAAATGATGTCATGGCTGATCTTAAAGTGGTTAAAAATACTGCAATGGCTGGTGGTAAAGTTCATGGTGGATTTAAACAAGAAGTTGATGATGTATGGATGGATATATTAGAAGAACTTGAACATAACGATCAGTTAAAAGTAAGAAAAGATGTATATATGACAGGACATTCACTAGGAGCTGCAATGGCTACTATTGCTTCTACTCGTTATATACCAGAAGAATTATTTACATTTGGTTCTCCAAGAGTTGGTGGCCCAAGATTTATAAAAAATATTACATGTCCACATTATAGATTCATGAATAATAATGACATTGTATGTAGAATTCCACCAGCATGGTTAGGATTTAGACATCACGGTGAAATGATCTATTTTGATAGATTTGGAAATCATTCTCCTAAACCAACATGGTCAGATTTCTTTTATGGTATTACACAATCTTGGAAAAGATTTAAGTTTTTTGATGGTGTTGTAGATCATGGAATGCCAAATTATGTTAAGGCAATAAATAAACTGAAAAAGGCTAAATAATGTATTGGCTTACAATATTAGCTGTTAAATCAATATTAAGCTCCGTAATTGGTAGCTCATTTTATCAATGGTTCCAGGGAACTACCGCTGGGATATGGTTTCAAAAGCAAGTCGATCGATTCATGCAACATTTTGCTGAAAAATATGATTTGGAATTAGCAAAGAAAGATGCCAAATTTGCTAAGCAGTATCCTTTAATTTTAAAAAGAATTGAAGAATTAGAAAAAAAGCAGAAATAACTGTTTACATTTAACACTAACTGTGTTATAATATACATTAATAGATTATGAACGGAATAAACACATCAATGATACACGTCACAAAAAGAGATGGTACAGTACAAACTTTCGACTTGGATAAAATCCATAAAGTATTAGAGTGGGCTACTAAAGACATTAGTAATGTATCTCAGTCAGAGATAGAAATCAGATCAAACATTCAATTGTATGATAAAATACCAGCTTATGATATTCATGAATTGTTAATCAAAAGCGCATCAGAGCTTATATCAGAACACACTCCCAACTATCAATTTGTAGCAGCAAGATTAATTTCTTATAAACTTCGTAAAGAAGTATATGGTCAATATGAACCATGGACTCTTACTGATGTTATAACAAAAAATATTGAACTTGGTGTATATGATCCAGCAATTTTGACTCATTATACAAATGAAGAATTAGAAGAATTAAATAGTTACATTAAGCATAATAGAGATGATACTTTTACTTATGCTGGTATGGAACAATTTAGAGGTAAGTACTTAGTACAAGACCGAAGAACCAAAGAATGTTTCGAAACACCACAAATATTATATATGATGGTTGCAGCAACATTGTTTGCAAAAGAAACTAAAAATAGAATACCATGGGTAAAACATTATTATGACGCAATTTCGCAATTTTATATCTCACTACCGACTCCAATTATGGCTGGTGTTAGAACGCCTACGCGCCAATTCTCATCTTGTGTACTTATTGAATCTGGAGATAGCTTGGATTCCATTAATGCTACTAGTACTAGCATTGTCAAGTATATAAGTAAAAAAGCTGGAATAGGAATAGGCGCAGGCTCTATAAGAGCTGCAGGAGCAAGAGTAGGAGATGGTTCAGTAGTTCATACTGGATTGATTCCATTCTTAAAATATTTTCAAGCAGCTGTAAAGAGTTGCTCACAGGGTGGAGTACGTGGAGGAGCTGCTACAGTATATCTACCAGTATGGCATTATGAATTTGAAGATTTAGTAGTACTTAAAAACAATAAAGGTACTGAAGAATCAAGAGTTCGTCATATGGATTATGCATTTCAATTTAATAAATTAATGTATGAACGATTATTAGAAGGTGGTAATATTACTTTCTTTGATCCAAATGATGTACCTGGTCTATATGAAGCTTTTTTTGCTGATCAAGAAAAGTTTAAAGAACTATATGAAAAATATGAAAGAGCTTACAGTATTAGAAAAAAATCACTACCAGCTTTAGAAGTATTCCAACAAATATTAACAGAAAGAAAAGATACAGGTAGAATTTATATTATGAATGTAGATCATGCAAATGAGCATGGTGCATTTGATGTAGAAAAAGCTCCAATCAGAATGAGTAATCTTTGTTGTGAAATAGATCTACCAACTAAACCATTAGAATCATATGATGACGAAAATGGAGAAATATCTTTATGTACTTTATCGGCCATTAATTGGGGATTGATAGATGATACAAAAGATTTTGAAAAGTATTGTACTTTAGCAGTAAGAGCATTAGATAACCTATTGGATTATCAAAAATATCCTATTAAAGCTGCTGAAAATGCTACAATGAATCGTAGACCATTAGGTGTAGGTATTATTAACCTAGCTTATTTCCTTGCTAAAAGAGGATTAAAATACGATAAAGAAGCTTATGATATTATAGATGAGTATGCAGAAGCATGGTCATACCATTTAATTAAGGCTTCTATGGAATTAGCTGAAGAAAAAGGTGCATGTTTATTGTCAAATGAGACAAAATATGCATCTGGAAAACTGCCAAATGATACATATAAAGGTGCAGTAGATAATTTAGTGAAGCGTAAATCTACACTACCATGGGACTCGCTGCGAAGCGCTCTAGTAGAACATGGAATTAGAAACTCTACGTTAATGGCATTAATGCCAGCAGAAACATCTGCACAAATTAGTAATAGTACAAATGGTATTGAACCTCCTAGAGCTTTAGTATCATATAAACAAAGTAAGGACGGAGTGATGGCTCAGGTAGTCCCTGGCTATCATCACCTTAAAAATAAATACGATCTTCTGTGGGATCAAACTTCTACAGAAGGGTATTTAAAGATATGTGCTATTCTTCAAAAATATATTGACCAAGGAATAAGTGTCAATACATCATATAATCCAATACATTATGAAGATAATAAAGTGCCTATGTCAATTATGATTAAAGATTTGGTTATGGCATATCAATATGGATTGAAACAATTATATTACTTTAACACAAATGATGGTTCAGAAGATCTTAAAGATGATTTTCCTATGTTACCATCTGAAACCGACGACGAGGATTGCGATAGCTGCACAATATGATTTTAAAGAAAAATAAAAAAAGCCATTTAGACAAAAACATGTTTCTAGACGAAGAAGTAGATATCCAACGATTTGATATACTTAAATATCCAGCGCTAGATAAGATTACAGATAAGCAATTAGGATTCTTTTGGAGGCCTGAAGAGGTTGATATTTCGAAAGATAAAAAAGACTTTGAAAATCTAACAGAACATGAACAACATATTTTCACATCTAATCTCAAAAGACAAATTCTATTAGATTCAGTTCAAGGAAGAGCACCAAACATTGCTTTCCTACCTATAGCTTCTTTACCAGAAGTAGAAAATTGGATTGAAACTTGGAGTTTTTCTGAAACTATTCATAGCCGTTCTTACACTCATATTATTCGTAATATATATCCAAATCCATCTTGGGTTTTTGATAACTTATTAGATATAAAAGAGATTGTTGAGTGCGGTAATGATATTGCTAGATACTATGATGATTTGATAGATTGTAATAATTCTGCCACTAACATTAAACAACACAAAAGAGCACTATGGATGTGTATGAATAGTGCTAATGCTTTAGAAGGAATAAGATTTTATGTATCATTTGCTTGCAGTTGGGCATTCGCTGAACTTAAGAAAATGGAGGGTAACGCTAAGATCATTAAGCTGATTGCTCGAGACGAAAACGTACATTTAGCAAGTACTACTACCATGTTAAAAAACATGAGAAAAGAAGATCCTGAAATGGAGAAAATTGCTATCGAAATGAAAGATGAAGTAACTAATTTATTTGTAAAAGTTATTGAACAAGAAAAAGAATGGGCTAAGTTCTTATTTAAAGACGGATCCATGATTGGACTTAATGAAAAGTTACTTGGAGATTACATTGAATGGATAGGTGCTAAACGAATGAGAGCTATTGGTTTGGAATGTCCATTCACTGTTTCTAAATTAAACCCACTACCATGGACTGAAAAATGGATAGGTGGAGCTAATGTCCAGGTTGCCCCTCAAGAAACTGAAATAACAAGTTATGTTGTAGGTGGTGTTAAACAAGATGTAGACGAAAAAACTTTTGCGGGGTTATCATTATGAGAGAATTAGGAATGGCTATGGGTGCTTGTTTTATAATTGGAGTATTTTTTGCTGGTGTAGTATATCCAGATCTAGAATACACTGGTGGTAAAAGCAATAGTACATGCACCGGTGAATGTTATGAAGAATATGTAGAAATGTTTGGAACTTCAGTAGAACAAGAAAAAAGAAAACAGGCTATTGCTGCAACTGATGAGTTTAGTTCTATAAAACCTTTATGGTCTGGCTGTGCAGCATGTCATGGACAACAGGGCCAAGGAATGGCAGTGTTTCCAAAATTAGCTGGACAATCAGCTGATTATATTGTAGATAGATTAAACACCTATAAAAATAGAGGTGAAGTTGGCGCAATGAGTTCTACTATGTGGAGTCAAGCAGGTATGTTATCAAGTGCAGATATGGAAATGCTAGGTAAATATATTGAGACCTTATAATGGAAATACAAGCAACATTACCAGTTTATTACAATAAACCAAACATCCAATACGAACAATTAACTGTTACAGTTAATGGAAATAAACAAACGCAAACAGTATATACCTACGACAAATTTGGTAATCTTATTGAAACTGTAATGCGTTCACATAAAATAGGAGAAGTGTGAATAAAACTGAAAAAAAGCTTTTGCAAGTAGCTAATTTAGCTCCAAGTGAAGATATGCTAGAAAAGATAGTAGAAATTCATCCAATGAAACAGGTTGCTGTTATGTCAGTAGTACAAATAGTTGTTTTAATGTTTATGGGTATTACTATGTATTTAATTCAATTAGGAGTAGCATAATGCTAATAGAAATTTACAGTAAAGAACAATGTCCATATTGTGATATGGCAGAAAGAATTGCACAACAATTTGTACAAGAATCAGAACACAAATATACAAAGTTTATGCTTAACGTAGATTTTGATCGCGAAAAGATGATGGAAACATTTCCAACTGCAAGAACTTTTCCACAAATAAAGATAGACGGCGAATCTATCGGAGGATATACAGAATTCGAAAGGATTATTCGTGAGCAGTAATCCAACTCATTGGCTAAGTCATGAATGCCCTCATTGCGATGTATTAGTATATGTCTCATATGAAATTGCTGAAGAAAAGCCAGACAATATATTTTGTCCTACTTGCGGAATTAAAGAAGAAATTGGTCCACTAGATTTTGAAGATGTTGGTTTCGGAGACGATGCTGACTGGGATGAATAAATACATATATGACTTGGTTATATGAAGGACAACCTTACAATCCACCAGAAGAATTCTCTACTGATGATTATTACGCATTTGTATATCTAATTACTAATAGAGCAACAGCTCAAAAGTATGTAGGAAAGAAATTCTTTTGGTCCAAAAAGGTATTACCTAAAACTAAATCAAGAAAGCGTAGAAAAATTACTTATGTTGAATCTGATTGGAGAACTTACTATGGTTCTAATAGAGTGTTAAATGAAGAAAGAGAGCAATCTGGTAACGACATGTATTATAGACAAATATTACATTTATGCAAAACAAAGGGAGAATCTTCTTATATGGAAGCAAAAGAACAGTTTGATAGAGAAGTTTTATTAACAGATGAATACTATAATGGTATCATTAGCTGTAAAATTGGTGGTCAAAGCGTAAAGAATTTAAAGAAAAATTATGAAATATAATGAAATAATTGTTTACTTTTCGTTAAAACTGTGTTATAATATACTATTATAAGGAAAAACTAATGGCAAAAATTCTTAATAATTTTATTGAACTTCGTAAAGCTCAGCTTGTACAAGAAGAATTTGATGAAGATATTATTGCAGAAGATTTATTTGAGCAATCTATAGATCTAGGAAGATATGCTTTGGATTTAATTGAAACAGGTCTAGAAGAGTATGGCGTAGATTTTGACTACGGCAGTAATCCAGATTTAAAAGGAGATATGTTTGTAATCCTGAACTTAATGGTGTCATCATTATTAAGAGATCAAGGTTTAAAACATGTTCTTCAAGAAGATTTGGATATGCTTAAAGATCGCATAATGGAGCTGGAAAAATACCAAGATGATATTACTTGACTATAGTCAGATCGCACTATCTAACATCATAGTGCAAAAAATGAATGATGAACAAATGATACGTCATATGATACTTAATAGTATTCGTATGTACAATAAAAAATATAGAAATGATTATGGACAAATGGTCATATGCGCCGATGGTATGAATACATGGCGTAAAAACTTTTATCCAGAGTACAAAGCTAGTCGTAAAAAAGGCAGAGATAGTTCAGGCTTAGATTGGCCAGAAATATTTAGAGTACTTAATTTAGTAAGAGACGAAATTAAAGAAAACTTACCATATAAAGTATTACACATGGAAGGCTGTGAAGCTGATGATATTATTGGTGCACTTACTTATGAAACACAAGAGTTTGGAAAGTTTGAACCAGTAATGATTATATCATCTGATAAAGATTTTATTCAGTTACAAAAGTTTTCAAACGTGAAACAATTTTCTCCAATTCAAAAGAAATCAGTTGGTGAAAAGCATCCAAGAAAATACTTATTTGAACATATTTGTCGTGGTGATAAAGGTGATGGTATACCAAATATCCTATCTCCTGATAACTGTTTTGTTGATGAAATCAGACAAACACCGTTAAGACAAAACTTAATTGATACATGGATAGATGATGAATCTATTATGCCAGAAGAAATAAAAAGGAATTTTCATAGAAATAAACGTTTAATTGATCTCAATGAGATTCCAGAAGATATATATAATAATATAGTCAATACATATGATGGTCAAAAACCAGCTATGAAAATGAAAGTATTAAACTATTTAATTAAAAAGAGATGTAATAATCTGATTGAAGTCGTGGAGGAATTTTACAATGTCTAAAAAATTATCTCTAGCTGAAGTATTAACTGAAGCTGGAAATCAAAAAACTAAGCAAGATAAGATCGATTATCTTCGCATTAATGGTTCGATTCAATTGCAAACAGTACTGAAAGGTGCATATGATAATGCAGTTGAATGGGATTTACCTGAGGGAATACCACCCTATCGTAAAGACGACGCTCCAAGAGGATTTGAATATACAAATCTGAAAAGAGTAGCACGTAAATTTACATGGTTCGTAAAAGGCGGGAAAGGCCAAAGTTTGCCAGCAGCTCGCCGAGAAAAAATGTTTATTGACATTTTAGAATCATTGCATTCTGACGAGGCTGAGCTGGTTCTTAATATGAAGGAGAAAAGTCTTATGGGTAAATACAATGGCATAACCTCTGCATTAGTTGCGGAAGCCTTTCCTAATCTCCTTGTGAAGCCAATGGCTAATCCAAGGTCCAGAGTTCCAAAAGTGAAAAAAGATGGAACGAAGGGAAGTGCTAACGAAAGCTAAGGAGGTGATCTCATCTAACTTTGTGATATTTTCTTAAACAGTCAATTCATAGGAGGAGAACAACCAAAAAAACAGGAAGGGTTAGGTTCCGGAACTTAACCCTTTTTTTATCAAATAAGCCTTTACATTTACTTGAAACTGTGTTATAATATACATTATGAATATTTTTATACTAGACAATGATCCAGTGATTGCAGCTCAAATGCAATGCGATAAACACGTCGTAAAAATGATTGTGGAATCAGCACAAATGCTATCAACAGTCCATCGTATGCTTGATGGTACTATGGAACGAAGACCATCTAAATCTGGTTCAATGATTCAATATTGGAAACTAGACGACGATAGAGAAGATATACTATACAAAGCCTGTCATTTTAATCATCCATCTACAGTATGGACAAGAGAATCATGGTTAAATTATGAATGGCACTATAAACATTTTATTGCATTATGTGATGAATATACATATAGGTATGGTAAAATTCATTCAACAGATACTAAATTAAGAGAAGCATTACTTACTATGCCTGGAAATATTCCAATAAAAGAAATGACACCATTTAAATTGGCAATGGCTTCTTTTCCGGAATGTATCTCAGAATGTCCAATTACGTCATATCGTAAATTTTATGAAACAAAACAACATAGGTTCAAAATGGATTGGACTAAAAGACAAGTACCGGAGTGGTTCACATATGCCTAGATACGATTTTAAAAATTTAAAGACTGGTGAAGTCAAAGAATATACTATGTCATGGAAAGAACTTGATAAATTCCAAAAAGATAATCCTGACTTACAACAACAAATTACTGCAGTAAATAATATTGGAGAAACAACATCAAAGCTTAATAAAGCTGGTGATGGTTGGAAAGAAGTTCAAGATAGAATAAAAGGTGGAATGCCACCAAGATTAAGAGGTAATATAAAAACAAAATGAAATATATAAAAAAAATAATATGGTTTGTAATTGATTGTTGGAGAATAATTATGGATAATAGATATAATCCACTAAGACATATCCACGATCCATCTATTCAATCCTACTTTACAATGGTATTATTTATCATGTGGAGTGCTTACTTTGGTATTGTAGCTTGGACTTGGATTGGCTGGGAAAATTACAGTATTGTATGGTCTATATGGGTTCATCTTGCAGTGGTTGTACCTATCATGATTACAAATGTAGCATTTAGAGAAGCTGAAAAAAATGGTGCTAAATGGTATAAAGGGTGGGAAAAAAATAAATCTCATAGAATAGAAAAATAATGGAATTTAAACATGAACCAATTGATCTCGGATATAATGATCTCACTGCAATTACTGCTAAGTCTGGTAGAACTTATACTGACCCAGCCGGTAATAGTTATCCTTCTATTACTACTGTCCTCTCGATTTTAAGTAGAGAAGCTATTCAAAAATGGAGAGCTAGAGTAGGAAGAAGAAGCTAATCGAATTAGCTCGCAAGCATCAGGACGTGGAACTAAAGTACACAATCTTTTAGAGAAATATGTAAATAACGATCCAGATTATTTAAAAGGAGAGATGCCACACAATATACAAACATTTAAAGACATTCAACCCACATTAGATAAATGTTTAACTAAGGTATATGCACAAGAAGCTCCATTATACTCAGCACACCTAGGCGTCGCTGGCAGAGTAGATTGTGTAGGACAATGGGAAGGTGTTGATGCTATTATAGATTATAAAACATCTAAGAAGTTAAAAAAGAAAGAATGGATTAGTGGTTACTTTATGCAGTGTGCAGCTTATGCTGTGATGTGGGAAGAAAGAACTGGTATGCCAATTAAAAAACTTGTTATAGCAATTGCTGGTGATGAAGGTCCACAGGTATTTATAGAAGATAGAGATAACTGGACAAAAGAACTTATAAATACTATAACAGAATATAAACGTGAAAAATTATTCGGGAGATAAAATGAACTATTTGTTTAAAGCACTAATAAAAAAATTAGAAGGTGACGTTGAAGTAGCAAAAGCTAATGCAAAAGTATACCAAAATAACGCAGCTGGGATTGGTGAACACCCAGATATTATTGAAGCGTTGGAAACACAAATTACTAAAATAACTGATGCAGAAGATAAGATATACACTATCAATAAACATTTTTCTGAATCATGAAAAAATCATTAATAGATTATATAGTTGAAGCATCTGCAGGAAAAGGCCTGACTATATTTGATATTGATGAAACTCTTTTTCACACTAAAGCAAAAATAGATGTTAAACGTGATGGAAAGGTTGTAGGAAGTTTGACTAATGTAGAATATAACGACTACAAGTTAAAACCTGGTGAAGAATTTGACTATGGTCAATTTAAGTCTGCAAAAATATTTGCAAAAACATCTACGCCTATAGCAAAAATGATTAATAAAGCTAAGCTTATAATTAAAAATGCTACAAAGGCTGGATCAAAAGTTATAGTTGTAACTGCTAGAGGAGATATGGATGATAAGAAATTATTCGTAAGTCACTTTAAAGCTCAAGGTCTAGATATGAAAAATGTTTATATTGAAAGAGCTGGAAACATAGGTCTAGACGATGCAGCAAAAAACAAAGAAGTTGTATTTAAAAAATATTTAGATACTGGAAAATATAAAAGAATAAGA